TATTTAGCGACCTTCTCGTAAGATGACGTGGGTGTGCTGCTACCACCACCACTTGACTCACTCTCTACAGGTACGGGCACGGAGACTTGATCACCTTTTTGTGTAAGAACAATTATCTTACCATCTTGTTTGTTAATTATCTCACTGGGTATGATAGTACCTGACTCTTGTGGTATAAAGAGTTCCTCAAAACCTGTTCTCTTTCCATCAGCATCACCAACTATGTACGCCATACCTTTCTCAACATCACCACCAGCAAACTTTTTAGGTGGGTTTTTTATATTTCTGAATAGGTTCAACTGACGAGTATTAATATTTCTTTTTTTGATTACCCTGCCTGCTGCCTCAGGGTTTTTCTTCAGAAACTTCTCTAATATTTTCAACGCATTCTCTAACTCACCTTCCTTTGGTCTAGTAGTTTCAAAAGCACTCTTCTTGTCAGAGAAAGTTACCTTCTTCTGACTTCTTAGAATATCTCTTGGTTGAGGTCTACTCTTAGTGATGACTGACTTCTTACGTAAGAGTCTCTTACCAAATTGAAATCCCTTTGTCTTATCAAACTTGGCAAATAATTTTACAGTGGTCTTTTTAGATAATGCCTTCTGTAGAAATGGCAGTGCCTTCTTTAGTAGTGGAACTTTGCTAAAGAACTTCAATGCTGCTGTGCTGAACACAACCTCACCTGCAACACCATCAAACACATTGAATATACTCACTATGGCAAGTGTAGTGAGTCCAATTCCCAATGCAGTATATCCTATGGTTTTTACAGGTCCGCTATCAAGAAATTTTCTGACCCTACTCTTCTCTTGTGGAAAATTAAGAGAAGGTATTGGAGAGGGTACGAGATCCTCATCACCATCTGCTCTGGCAACTTGCCCTGCACCTAATAATCTATTTCTAGACAGTTTGTCAAGCACCACATCAAGTTGATCTAGTGCTTCTGAGAATTTAGTTTTTGTTTGTATGAGTTCAAATCTTTGCTCTTCAAATCTTCTCCTTCTGTTTGCACCTGTCAAAAAGTCAGCAGCACCACTGGCAAGTGTGCCACCAACGACACTTCCAAGTATACCACCTACAATTGTACCAATAGGACCTGCAATAGAACCTATGGCAGCACCTTTGGCACCCCCTGCTAATGCACCTGCTAGACCTGCACCCGATCCAATAACTGCTTGACCCACATTTTGTCCACCTTGTATTCTACCAGTAAAGTCAAGTGCAGTTCCTATAACTGCAAGAGGTCCTACTCTACCACCAAACTTGGCGAGTCTTCCTCCTCGTATACCTTTTAGTCCTCTTGTAAATCTATTTGCTCCACCAGGAAATTTAGGTGGTCTTCTAAAAGGTCTTATATTATTACCACCACCTCCACCTCTTCCTCCTCCACCACCACGACGAGTTATGGCACGAAGACCTCTCAATCCTAATGCACCACCAAGTATACCACTAAGATTTTTGTTCTTTTTATCCTTAGTCTTAGAACTGGTGAGAAGTGCTCGGAATGTTTCTCTTCTCAGTTTTATTAGTTTCTTTCTTTCTTGAAGAGATTTTTTTTCTAGTGTTCTTTGGGTAATAAAAGATACCCTCATACTTCTACGAACAGCATTTGAGGTCTTGAAGGTTTTTCTTGTTAGTATACTAACGTTTGCCATCAATCATATGCTCCATATGTTTTATATGAACTTTTTGAGTCTAACTTATCAAAAATTGAACCAGTATCACTCTCAAAATTTGTGTCAACAAAAATGTTAGCATCTACAACATCACTTACAATTGTGGGTTTACCACCAGTATCAGATGCAACAGCAGATGACAAGTCAAATGATTCTACTTGGGTATTGTTCGTGTTATCATCAAGTATCTCTCTATTTGTATTTGGTTTATCACTTTTGAATGGATTTCTTATACCCAAATCTTTGTCTATGAAGTCATCATCCAACTTACCCTTCATACCCTTGACATCAGGACTTACAAGTTCACTCAAATTTTCTGCAAATGTTGATGCAATAAGATCGTCTCCCTCAAACATGCCAGATTTACCAATCACATCTGAAGTCACACCCTCTAAAGGCACAAACGAGTCACGTAATAACCTTGATAATGGTGATACTGAGTTCTCTTCCTCTATGATTTGTCTTGCTTCGTCACCATAAATTCCTTGATCCTCTAATTCTATAAGTCTTTTTATCTCTCTATCGGACATACCGTCATCACTGAAAGCTGCTGCCTCAAGGTTGCTTGTATCCTGATCAACTTTTACTTCTTGTCCACCATCTTGTTCATTTTTTGTCTTGACTCCCTCAGTTATCTCACCACCAAATTGACTTATAGCATTATTCAATTCATTTGCCTGTGCTGCTTGTGCTTCTAATGATGGATCACTCTGCTCAATATCCTCCACCTCTCTTTGTGATGTTCTAGTTTGCCTTCTCTTTGTAGGTGTGGTGCCTATGTCATCTAATATTCTCTCAAATCTATTGAGTTGACCTCTAAACCTATCTACGTCACTCTCATTGATGAGGTTTGCACCAGTAACTTGTTTCCTAGTTTCTCTAAGTCTTCTTACGTCTGCATCGTTACCTCCACCACCTAACAGTTGTCCACCTAGTAACGAGGCAGCAAGTGCAGCAATAAGGAACAAACCTTTTTTACCACCTATATTTCTCAATAGACCTGCTGCACCTAAACCTCTGCCACCTCCACCAATACCAATACCTCTACCACCACCCATGAGTCCCTTCGCTGCTAGAATTGATATGACAAGATCTGTAATCTCTGGTGCAAGTGCAGCAATACCAACACCTGCTGCTTGTAAACCACCTCCAATATCACCTTCACTAAATTCTTTGAGTGCAAGTAGACCAGACCCTGCTGCTACTGCTGCTCGTATATCAAAGAGTGCAGCAGTCCTTATTCTTTGTAGTTCTTTTGATTCTTCTCTTCTTAGTTTCTGTTCTTCTAAGAAATATTTTCTTCTTGCACGTATATCTCTACGCATCTCATCTTGCATGATCTTCATGCTGTTGTTGATTTGCTCAACTTCAAGTGCAAGACGTGTTATTTGATTATTACTTTCTCTCCCTTGTAACCTTAGTTCTTCGTTTCTTACTAACTTACGAAATGCAGTATCCATGACACTGCTCCTTGGAGCAGATAACATAGGTGTTTGTGGTTGTGCATTAGATGCTTGCATTCTGTGCTTGTTGTGCCTCTAGTCTTTGTTTCTCAAGATAATTTACAAGATACTTCACATAGACTTCTCTCTCCCAAGGTATAAGATTTTCTATATCTGAGAGACTCCACTTATGAAACTGCATCAGTGAGAAGTTAGTTTCCATCATAGATTCTACGCTCACATGATACATCATTATGCGAAAAAATTTGCTAAACCCTCAATTACAACCTCTGACTCAACCTTTGTCTTAGGATTGACAACTTTGCCTTTGTATTGTAGTTTTGGCATGGTAGAGAAAAACTTCTCTATCTCAGAGAACTGTTTAGAATTGAGTTGTTCAATGAACTTTAGTAATTCCTTCTTTGTGCAGTCACTTGCTGCCCACATCTCATCATTAGTATAGATTTGATCTATAGAATCTACAACAGCATCAAATGCTTTGTCTATTCTATCGCTATCTTCAACGTCCTTGACAAGAAAATTGTTATCGATGAATGTTTGATAGGATGGATACTTCAACTTCATTGATAAGTTATCATCTAACTTTATTGTGTCAGTATGATCATCCTCTTGAGAGAGTTGAATGTCAGACATATTGATAGTAAGAGGAACTGTAGTTTCTCCGTCATCCTGACATGTGACTATCAAATCAACTGTCTCACCAACTGATTTGCCTCTTATATTCAAGAATAAGTATTCTAAATCAAAACTTGGTAGATCTTCTATCTTTACGCCACGTGATATGACACAAGATTTTAGAACTTCCTTCACAGTTGCAATAACGTCCTTGTCATTGCCATTTTCTAGTGCAACTAGCAAAGACTTCTCTTCTTTTACAAGAAATGGTCTGTACTTTACTGTCTTACTATTTGATAATAATTTCAGTTCAAAGGTAGGTGCATTGACCTTAGGTAATGGCATAATAATTCCTTCAGTGATTTATTTAGTGTGTTTATAGGATACCTCCTAAATTGTACCACCAAGGTATTCCTGAATTTTTGGTTTTACCTTTCTCCTTCTTTATAGGGGGAAGTGCAGGGTTATCGTTGATTGATAACCTTTCTTGCAATCTATCTTCAGAAGGTATATCACCCTCTGAAGCACCCACTCTAGGAGGCATCATAATGTCACCCTCTTTTATTATAGGTCCTACTCTTGAATTACGTCTAGTATAGAAATAATCGTATTTGAATGTAATTGTAGTTTTTACGAGTTCTGCTCTACCGTATGCTAGGGGTGCTGCCACAATACTCACAGGAAATGCTCTCTCAAGATAATATGTAATAGAACTTGGCATTTGCTGTCTAAACTGATTTGAGTCTTGCAATCTCTCAGTGCTATCTGTAGTATCCTTACTAAATGCAGTTATCTCTATCGCACACTTATATTCGTCAGGGTAATTCATTTTTCTAAAAGTTGGTTTCTTACCCAAATCCACAGGTGGTGATATGAAATCTAACCATGAGTTGAATACATCATTAGTGTAATAGTCTTTCTGTGAATACCATGTCAAAATAACTTCTGGATATCTTCTATACAAAGCAAAGCTCTGTTGTACACCTTGTCTTAGACCATCAACCTCTGAAAATTGCATTTGTGAACCTGGCAAAACTGCCTCAGAGCATAGTAATGCAAGCATTTGACCAGGATCTCCACTCATGTCAAAGAGTGCTTTATCCTTTATATAACCTCTTAGTGCTGAAGGTTCAAAATTTACATAAACATCATAGTTATTATTAAATGCAGGCACTATACTACCAAACTTGCCTGTAGTCTCATACAACTCTATGGTAGGAAGATACATCCTATCTTCTGCATTTATATGCGTTTTTACTCCCATCTATAAATACAATGTGCTATCTTACATACTATGTATGTCATATAAAGGTAAGTTTAGACCAAGAAACCGTAAAAAATACAAAGGGAATGCTAGTGAGATAGTGTATAGGTCATTATGGG